ACCTTCCGCCGCCGCCAAGTCGTATACACCGAAGAGCAGCGCGCCGCCGCCGAGGAGCGCGCCCGTCAGCGGCTGGAAGCCAAACGCACCTTCCGCCGCCCACAGGTGCACTACACCGACGAGCAGCGCGCCGCCGCCGACGCCCGCGCCCGCGCCGAACTAGAGGCCGAAGGCTACTATGAAAGGAGGAACCAATGAACGCTAACCATATCCCTGAAGTGCATATCCCTGAAGAAGTGAAGCAATCAACTCTGGCCCTGTTCCCCGTAGAACTACGCGAGCGCGTTCAAGTTTCCGCGCCGGCCTGGTATCGCGTATTTGATGGCGATCTAGCCTGGCGCCCCGAATGCTACGCGAGCATAGAGCTTGGCCAAACCCATGTGTATGCGTGCTTCAACCCGCTATCTGGAGATGCCTACTTCTGGTCTTGGTGGGATAGCGATACACGCAGTTGGCGCACATCACAAAAGCCGCCCCAGCACATCTTTGGAAACGCCCTAAGCGAGGACGCACTCGAGGAAGAGGAAAATGTAATCGCCGGCCCAATTGGCCGACAGCAGGATTGACAGGAGGTAAACCGTGATCGAAAAGTATCTACCCGACCCGAACCCCTATAGCATCGAAGAGGACGAGACGACTTATGTCTCTGGAGAAGTGCACCCAACATACCACGTGCACGGAAAACGCGCCTTTTTGACGGTCGAAATGTGCGATGGTGAGCCCTACGAGATCACAGGGTTCGTCTACAACGAAGGCGGCCATCGCACATTCGCGACGATGCACGAGGCATTGTCTTGGCTAGCCGAGCAAGAGCGTGGAGAGTGAGCGTGTGCCGCCGGCCGCCCCCCAGCGGCCGGCGGCCAAACCGGAACCCTAGGAGATTCTAATGGAAGATCGAAAAACCGGAACCCCATCAATCGCCGAACTGATAGAGCACGACGACCAGAGAGGCAAGCGCGCATTGGTGCAATTCGCAGCCGGCGCGCTGATCGCCATCGGCCTGATCTTCACCGGCTACCTGAACTTCATGCTGTATAGCCGAGCGTTCCCCGATACGCTGAAGGTGCTGGGCCTTATCCCCGCCCTGCTCATCGAAGGCAGCCTGGCCGTGTTCCTGCTAGGCTCATTCGTCTGGTTCGCAGCCGGCGCGCAGGGTGCGCTGGCCCGCATCTTTGGCTGGGCGATGTTCGGCATCGTGGCGTTGAACTGCATCGTTGAGTTCAACGCGCTGACGAATGCCGACGCCGGCCAGAATGACTTTCTGGAGCTGTATGCCTTCTGGGGCGTGCCGGTGGTTATCCCGCTCGTGGTGGGCTTCTGGAAGGCCGTCATCGACGCCGACCCCGCGATACAGATCATGCGCCAGAAGCGCAGGATCGCCCAGACTCTGCAGATGGCCAAGATGGACGCGCTGATGGTGGCGCTGGACAGAGAGGAAAGCCGGCTGGCGCTGGAGCTATACGGCAAACGGGCGGCAGAGGAGATCAACGCGCGCCTGCGCGGAGTCGAATCCCCCGCGCCAAAAATCAGCCCACCCCCAAAAGGCCAGCGCCCATCCCCGGCCATGAATGGCGCCGGGCCGGACCTGGATGGGCGCTCTGGCGCGTGATCCGTCCCGCGCCTGGCAAGCGACAGAGGGTATACGTGGGATATCTCTCGAACAAGGAATGAGCCATGACACCGGACGAGCGATTTGACCTGGACCTGTTCGCGATTCGCTATGGCATGGACAGCCAAGATGTGGATGAAGCACTAGAGATGGTCGGTGCAACGATGCCCCGCTCAGTTTGGGGCGCGCAGCCGTGGTTGCCTATTCAATAAGGCGCGACTTACTCGCCGGAAAACTCGCACACCGGATCATCCCTGCGGCTCAGGGAGCAATTGCGGCTTGGCGCATTGGCGATGCCGATGCGCTCAACGCCGCGTTGAGCGCCCTTGAGGAAATCCTTAAGCTGGAAGATGCTCCAAAAGACATAGAGGAGATTCCAGAGGAATAAGCCAAACCCCGGCCTAACCAGCCGGGGTTTAACTTTCTCTACGAACCACCGGGAATATCAGACGGCGTGTAAGTATGCCGTTCACATACGTCACGCCGTTCGCGGTGTATCGCACCTGCCAATAGTCGCGCGGGTGCGTGAGCACACCCCCAGGGACGCTCAACGACCATCTGCTCTGCGCGTTGGTTGACGCGACGTAGAAAGTCGCGCGATAGCTGGCCGTCGGCGTGTGCCAGCGGTGGTGCACCAGTGTGATCTGCGCGTTTGGCGGCCCCAACCCCGCCAATGTCGTAGCGGAGAGCCAGTTGTTACCAGACACCTGTCCGGTGAGAGTTATCACGCTTATTAGCCTCGCCCCTTGCCAGCGCGGAGCGATTGAGATTAGCGCGCCTGGACGCAGTTCTGCGTCAAATGTTATCCGCGACGTTCCGTCAAACAGAGACGACGTAACCACCTGCGCGCTGCTTAGCGTCCACGTGACCGGCTGGTAGTACGCCGTCTTGCACGTTGCGCTGCGCTCCCCAAGCACCACCGTGCACGGCCCAGGCGTGGCTGCGATTGGCTGCGGCGTGGGCGTCGGCGGGCGTGGCGTCAGCGCGGTGCTGGTCGGTCGCGGTGTTAGCCCAAACGGGCGCGGTGTTGCGGTGGGTGTTGGGGTTGGCGTGTTTGTCGGTGTATGCGTGGGCGTAGGTAGCAGTGAATCCGGCGGTGAGTTGAGAGGCCCACGCGTGAGCAGCTCGTTCCCTATGCTCCCCAGCGCGAGTGCGGCGGTCAGCGCGACTCCTATCCCTATTGAGATCGCATCCCGTTTGTTCATCTCAGCACTATGTATCTGATTGTCGGCGTAGCCGCCTGATCAACTAGCTGCCTGTCAGTCGCAGCCCAAAGCACGCAGGTGTTTGGCGTGCGGTCGGTCACCCATGCGATGGCCGGAGCGTCCTCGACCGCCAAGAGCACGATGTAGTCATCCGTGCCGGCGTTATGCGTGATCTGCGTATTGCTGTAGTACCACTGTCCTGCTGAAAGAGCAAGCTGCAGCGTGACCGACCCAGCAGTAATGCGCCCAGCCGCGCCAGCGCCGTATTCGGCGCGTTCAAGGCGCTGCACACGCGCACTGAGGTCGCTAATGGCGCGCATCAGCGCATTAAGCTGCTGGTCTTTATCCGTCATATCGGCGTTGTCTCGATCTCGATATCTTCCCGCGCTCCGGTCATTGTCACGCCTATGGCTGTGATGCGGTGTGTGGCGATGTAGTCTTCGATTTGCACGCGCACGTAGTCGCCCAAGCGGTAATCGCGCCAGTAGCGCGAGCCGACCGTCTGCGCCGCGCGCCAGCGCACTTCCAGCCTAGGCTTGCGTTGTGCTAGTTCCGCCTGTGCCTCTTCGCCTAGCTGCGCGCCGTCCCACGTGGCGTGCTTGACGTATTCGCGCAGCGGCGGTGGTGCGTCGGCTAGCGTTGCGATGGCATATTGCCGGTCGCTTGCCTCGCCTTGTCCTGCCGCCACCACGCGACTTGCCTCATGCGCGATGCGGCGCAGTTCGTAGCTGTCCACATTGCCGAAAGCTGGCGAGAAGATGTGCGATGGTTCTGGCGACGACGGGCGCGGAATGTAGCGAAGCTCCAGCGCGTTGCCGACCTGCACTACGGCCAGATCAGCTTGCGCTCGCTCGGCTATCTCTACGCATTCATCGAGCACGTTGCGCCACGCGCACCCCCTAGACGCGATAGTCGGCCCGCGTCCGGCGTCGGCCTCAACAGCAAACCAGCTCACAGCTCCGTTTGTCAGTCTTCCTTGTGAGGTGACTGCCTGCGAGCCAATGTTGGTTGCGACGATAGTTTTGACCAATGTCTCCGCCGGCGTATTGGTGAAGTACGAACGCCCGGCAGTTCCTGCAAAGTACAACACATGCCGCCAGCCAAGGATGCCAAGTACGCCCACGGCTTCAACGCCCAACGTCAACCCGTCGCTGCTCACCTCGGTCACGTACGCGAGAGCCTCGCGCTCGCCGTCCCGCACCAGCTCGATCAGGTCGTTGAGCGCGACATCTGCCGGCGGAACCAACCGCGCGCTGATGCGCGCTGGCTGGTTAACCGCGAGGCGATAGCGCAGCTCGACAAAGCGCAGCAGCGCCTTGCGCTCTATGGCCTGATTCGGCCAAGGCGGGCGGAGCGAATAGATGTTCATGCTGCTTGGCCGATCAACATAAACGCGAGGTTATATGCGTTTGCGCTTGTAGCCGTTCGCCTGACCGTAAATCCGTAGATCATGTTGTTGGTGTTGAACCAAGAGTGGTCTGATACCCACACAAAATCTGAGGATGTCGGTGTATACACTTGAGCGTAAGCATATAGGAGCGCTCCAAGGGGAAACAGTCCGGAAACTCCGATTTGAACAATGGTTGCTGTCTGCCCAGCCGCCATTGTAAATGTAGCCTGCCCGCGCGCGATTCTTATTGGTGCGGTATCCGCTATCCAACCCGATCCGCCCCAACGACGATCTGCCGTTGTCACGATAAAAGATGTCTTCTGCGGCGTGACCGCGCCGTTGGCAATCTTTGGCGTTGTGACCGCGCCATCTGCCAAGTCTGCAGTGACCACTGCGCCGTCAGCGATCTTTGGCGTGGTAATCGCGCCATCAGCGATTTGCGCCGTGCCAACGATACCGCGCGGCGTTGTGATAGTCGCCCCGCCGTCCAGCGTCGCGCCCGCGCTTGTCACCACCAATCGCGCGATCTGAATCTCGAATATGCCGCTGGCGGAGAATGTCGCATCCTGCTGTAGCGTTGGATATGTACCGCTGTTGACTGCTCCCTGTTTGATTGCCAGTCTAATTGTTCGAGTGCTAGCATTGCCACGCAGCACAACCAAGTCGCGCCGAGTGTTTCCGCTGCCGGGGTTGGTCGCAGTCAATCCAAGAGGCGCATCGTTTGTGTACAACACCCCCTGCATTATTGCTTTACCCGGGCTTACAGTGACGTTGAATCCACTCACGGTTACGCCAAGTCCCCAAAGCACACCGTTCGGATAAAAAGCTTCCATCATCTCGGCGACTTGTGTGTATGGATAACCACCGCTGGGCCCGTCACCTGTCCCCGTAGTTGGCCACAAGTAACTTCGTTCAGCCATATTCACTCACCTCACAAAGATAGATACGCCGGCGTGTACGCCAGCGTGACTTGCGTCTGTGGCGACCCGCCAAAGATACTCGCCCGCGCTGTGTTAGCCCTTGGTATCACGCGCAGGCGCGTCAGATCGCCAATCACTCCTGCCAGTCTGTTTGCGATGAATTCGCCAGTCGCCGCGTTATGCTCCGCGGCGCCCACACGCCCCCAAGCGCTATTGATTCGCAGCTCGCGGTCGGCGGCAAGCGTGCCGTAGCCGACGGTTACGCCGTTCAGCGTCAAGGTGAACGACGAGCACGGCCCGCGCACGATGACCGTGCACGCACTTGGGTACGTGCCGTCATTGCTAAAGACCAGCGGCGCGTCTAACGCGCCGTCGCCCATTGTGATGTTGACGTTTAGAGGAATGGCCAATCCGGCAGCGATGCCCGACCAACCGATGGCTTGTGATTGAGCATCGTAGAAAAGCGGATCGCTTGCCTCAAGATTGAGCAAAAGCTTCTGTCTGTCGTGGTATATCTCGCTGCTCGGCATAGTCACCGCGTCAATCAGCGCGGCGTTTAGGCGTCGCACCACTGCCGGCAGCAGCTCAAATTCAAACTCCACCTCTTTATCCGGAGCAAGAAACCTTAGAAGCTGGCGCACGTAAAAGAGGTTGCTGTTTGAGCGCTGCCGGTATGGGTCAATGAGTAAAACCAAAGAGAACCTACGCGGCCTCAGCACTGCGCCGATGTCCGTCTCGCCATCCTGCCGCCACCCTCTCAGCCTAATTCGTTCCACTGGCGGCGAGCCTAGTCCCTCATGCGCGAGGATGGCGTAGGCGAGCGAGTAACGCTGCGTGTCGTCATGGATTAGCAATTGCTGGTCATCGCGCTTGATTCTCACCTTCATGGCCTCAAACTCATCGCCAGCCTCAAGCTGCGCATCGCTTCGTCAACGATCTCCCGCGCATCGGTGCTCGGCGCGTTGATTGTCAGGTTGATCTGCGGCATTTGCCACTGGCTCATCGGCGCGATCTCGATTGCGCGAAGCGCTTGAGGCGCGCCAAGGATAGCTCGTTCGGCGTCTGCAATCTGCTGGCCGAATAGCTGTTCAGCGCCGGGAATCATGCGCAGGCTTCCCACAATCCCGGCTAGGAACGGCGTCAGAAGCTCAAGCGCACGCACTAGTAGATCGCGCAGATTGCGCAGTATCGTGCTAGCGCCGCTTTCAATCAGGTAGCGCACAAAGCCAATGGCCGATTCAGCAAAGCGCTTCATCAGCTCGCCTACCTGATTGAAGTCGCCTGCCAGTAAAGCGAGTACTACGTCAGCGAACTTCAGCAGCGCGTCCAAGCCGCGCTCAATCAGTCCCGCGACAAATTCAAAGCTGCGCAGGGCGACGTCGTAGAGCGTCTGCCATATCGGCGACCGCCCAACGTCTTCGATGATGCGTAAGAAGTTCTGGCCGATGCGTTCAAATCGCTCTTGGTTGCGCGCAAAAAAGTCGCCCAGCATGCCGCCTGCACGCTCCACGAGCGCGCGTGTGCGCTCAACGAACGGCGCGGCAAGCTCGCCAACGCGAGCGAATATGCCCTGCGCTCGCTCCGCAATCTGGCTCCAGATGGGCGACTGACTGATCTCGCGCAGCCGGTCGGCGATGGTGCGCGCGCCGCTCACCACCGCGCTGCTCGCTTGGCCAATAAGATCGCGCACGGCGGGGAGATCGATCAGCCAGCGCGCGAGTAGGCCGCCGGCCACCGCGCCCGCCGGCCCGGCCAGCATCCCGCCGAGAAGACCGCCAGCGGCCACGATTGCAGCCCTCAACGCCCACTCAACGACCTGCTCAGGCGTTTCTGCGCCGCCGAGCAAATAGCGCTTCAGCAAGCCGCCCCAGTCCACCATCTGCGCACGCGCGAGCAGCTCCGGCGCCCGGGCTGCCATCGCATCAGCAGCCCGGATTAGCCAATCGCCCGCGCGATCCGCGACGCCATCCAGCGCGCGCAAGAGCAGCTCGCCAGCGCTGGCCATCGTCCGCCCGGCGGTGGATAGCACGGCGGGCGCGGCATCGCGCACGGCGTCCGCGATGCCGGCGAGAACGCGCGGCGCATACTCGCGCACGCGCTCGGCGATCTCGGCTATCAGCGAGATGGCGGCGGGGATGACGCGCTCGCGTGCCAGCGCGATTAGAACGCCAAGCGCGTCGCCGGCAGCCTGTGCCAGGAAAGCAAGCAGGCCGGATAAGCCGCGCTGCTGCAGCGTAGTCAGCGCGCCCTGCGTGAGTTCGATTACTTCTTCTCCCAGCGCGCGAAGCGCCCCCAGTGCCCCGCGCGCCAGCGCGACAACGCGATCCACCGCGTCGCTTTGGATAAGCGCGCGCCCAAACGAGATTACGCCGCGGGCGAGATCGGCGGCAAACACAGCCGCTCGGCGCAGGCGCGCGCCGGTAGCGGCGATGGCCTGCTCGACCTTGCTTAGTGACTGATTGAGCAAGAACGCTTGGCCAAGCTCAATGGCCCGCGCCGTAAGCCGCCCCAGCCGCTCCCCCAGCGCCTCGACGCGCGCGATAATGCGCGGTTCCTGGAGCGTGCTAACAAAACGTTCCAACGCGGGCTGCGCAGCGCGGAAAGCTGGGCCGAGCAGCGATCGGCGTAACACAGCGCGCACGTCGGTGAGCGTGCTGAGCAAGCCGGCGAACGTGTTGGCCTGTCGTTTGGCCGCGCCGCTGAAGTCACGTTCGAGTGTGCCGACTATGGCGGAGATGGTCGTGTCAGCGTCTATCCCCGCCTCGATCATCGCCTCGATTTCCTGCCGCGACTTGCCGAGTGACCGAGCCAGTGCATCCCGAACATCCAAGCCGGCCTCGGTAAGTTGCAACAATTCACCGCCTGCCAACTTGCCGCGCGCCTTGATTTGCCCCAGAGCCAAGGCAACACGATCCATCACCGCGCCACTTGCGCCGGTGGCGGCGGCAAAATCGATCATCGCGCGCGCCAGCCGCTGGGCCTCCTGGGTCGTGAAGCCGTAGGCGAGCGCCGTCCTAAACGATTTCGCCACATCCTCTTGACTGAAGGGCGACTCGATCGCTAGCTGCTCTATCCACCTACGCAATTCATTTGCACGACCAGCCGCCTGCTGCATTGCAGACGCCATGTCCTGCGCCTGGCCGGTCGCGAGCAACTCGCGAGCGACCAGCGCCTGCAGCGACTCGCTAAGACGCTCGTAATCTGCGTACTCGCCCAGCGCCTGCCTGATCTGCGCAGCACTTGCAGCTACGCCCATCGCCACAATCTGCCCGGCGGCGTACTCCGCCACACGCCCAAGCGAGCGCAGAGCGCCAGTCGCCACCCCGCCGGCCTTGGCTGCCAGCCCGCCAAGCGCGCCGAGCGCACCCTGGGCTGCGTTGCCCAGCACGCTCAGCGCAGCGCGCCCGGTGGACGCGCCGGCGGCCAGTGCGCCGGACAACGCGCCGCCGATCTCGTGCGCGCCAGCCTGAACGGCTTTCAGCGCAACGGTCACGGTCGTGGACGCATTGCTCATCGCCGCGCCCAGCGCGCGCCCCGCGCCGGTGGCGCCGGCCTGCAACGCGCCGAGCGTCCGCGACGTATCGCGCTCGGCAACCGCAAGCGCCCGTTGCAGCGGGGCGACCTGGCCGGTCAGCGTGACGGTGAGCGTCGCTATATCAGCCATGTTTTGGCGGGAACATCGCCTTCAGAATGCGTAAGTGGTCTTCGCTCGTCTGGGGCGGCTTTGGCATAAAGTCCTGCGCGCGCGCCGGGCGAGTGCCCGGGCGGCGATGGACGTTGGTTAGCAGCGCCATCATTTGGGCCCAACGCGCCCATTCAGCGAATGAGCTGAATGGCTCAATCTGATAGTAGGCGCACCACTCGGTAAATTCAGCGCTACTGATTCTGGCCTGCGCCTCGCGCACGGAACAGCCTAGCGCCAACGCAAGGCGCAGCCACATTAGCCGTTCCGGGCTTTCCTTCAGTCTTTTTTTGCCTCGGTCGCCGATTCTGGCGCGAGTCCGTTTAGGCGCAGCGCGGCTTCAACGATGCGATCCAACGCGCGCGCCGACTTGCGCGATAACGCCTCGATGTCCTGTTCCCCAAATACGAGTTGGCCGTTCTCGTCTACGATGCTCATCGCTGCGATCCACGCGCGTAGTCGCGGCGGCATCTTTGCGCCGCGCTCGCGCATCTCTAGCGCAAGGGCATCGAATCGATCGCGCGTTGCCCCGTCCCATTCGCGGAGCGTGATCGAGGTTCCCCACTCCGGCACTTCTACAACGCAGGTGCGCAGGTCGCTTGCGTTAAGGATTAAGTCCCTGACGCCCATGTTGCCTCGCCGTCCAATTTGATGGTGATTGTCGCGGTCAGCGCCTCTCCAGCCGAAGCACTGTATTCCAGACCGGTCACATAACCAAAAAAGGTTAGCGTCTGGTCCGGATCTGTCTGCGTCCATCTGATCTGGAACTCTCGCCGCGCCCTATTAATCAGAGCATTGCGCAGTTCGTTGTGTTGCGGGTTAGCCGGATCGATAAACACCTCAAGCGTCATCTCGCCCCCATCCAGATGGCCGGGGACGTACCTCTTCCAGGTCGCGTCGATGTCTGTTACTTCGACTGTATCTGCCTGGATGTTTGGGCCGCTTATCTGACCAATCTGGCCTATATCCTGGAAAGCGGTCCCAACCTTAATTGAGCACTTCGTCCCTGTCGCTGCATAAGCTGGCATATCACACCTCCGTTACTACAACTGAAAGACTGACGGCAACGGCCTGGCCGTCGCCAAAATCAACGAGAGATTCGCCTATGTCTTCCACCCGCGCGATCTCAATCCCGCCGGCGCGCGCCGACCACCCTTCCAGCGCCGCGCGCACCTGCTCGGCTAGCTGGCGCGCCTGGGCGATCTGTTCCGCGTGGATCGTGATGCGCCATTGCCTCCGCACCATCTCTACGCCGTTCAGCGAGCGAATCGGCTCGCTGGCGACGAGTTGGTATGCAGCAGCAGGCAGCGTGGCGTCAGCCGGAATGCCGAGCGCGTAGACGCGCCCACCCAGTCCGGCCACGCTGGCAATCCGCACCCGCAGCTCCGCGTCACGCATCACCTTCCTCCACTATCTGCCGACGCTTCTGCTCGATGAATTCGCG